GAGGCTGAGGAAGGCCCATAATGTTCTGGGCGATGGCAGACGATCCAAGACCAGTTTGAGCCAACAACTGCCCTTGCTGATTATAGATCTGAGAGCCATTAGCGGTCGGTCTATATCCAAGCCCCATACCAATGCGGACAGCGTTGCTATCACCAATCGGAATAGCGCCGGGATATTGCTGCCCAAGTTGACGAGCAGACTCCATAGTCAGATGAAGTGGGTCTTTAGGATCATAAGTTCCAGCAGCAATCGTAACGCCAGCCTTTTCTGCTGCCTGACGTACAGCTTCGCTTACAGCCCTAAACCTGTCATTTTCAGAGTTAGGTGGAACAATAACAGGATTAAGCCCACGAGAACGTGCAGCCTCAATAGCGCGCTGAGTAGCTTCAGCGGCTGCTTGCGGATTAGCGTAGTCGTTTGTTCCAAGCGCAATAAGCGCATTGCGGACTTGTGGCTGAGCCGCTTCTGGAGCTTGATTCAAAAGACCAGCAGTATTTGCGAAGGCTGCTCCCTTACGGGTAATTGCGTCAACGCCGCCTTGATCTCGAACAGCATACCAAGGGCCAACGCCACTATCCCTCATTGTCTCCAATGAGAAATCAACTTGCTGTTGCCAATTCTCACGAGACGGAGCCTGACCATAACGGCGCACAAACTCATACGCCATACCACCGGGAGCAATCTTAGTTGGATCTGGCGATCCTGAGTAAAGCTGGAATGGGCCAAAGGAGTAGCCACGAGCATCACGATTGCCAAACGTAGAGCTTCCCAAAGTGTTTGGATTCAGCCCTTCATAGCGAGCAATGCCAACGGCAAGATTAGGATCAATGCCGTATTGAGGAGCACGCTGATAAATGTATCTGGCAATCGTGTTTACATCGGCCATCAACCAACTCCCATCTTGCTCAAGAAGCTGGAGTTAACGACCTTCTTACCAGCAACAGTTGTGACCTGATCAGGATACTTTTTCTCAACCTCCTGAGCCATAGGTCCAACCATTTTTGGATATGTCTTAGGATCACCCTTATAACGATAAGAGTAGATATTAAGACCAGTCTCTTTGTCAGTGCCAATTTTGTTAATATCTGTCTTAGTTGTTTCGTCAGACAACGCGGAAAGAGCAGCAATGCCAGAGAACAAACCACCAACGCCGCCCAAACCAGCCAAGAAAGAATTTCCTGTTGGCATACCACTAGTTGTCTGAGTTGTTTCTTTCCCATAAGGAAGAGCGCCAAGAGCAGCCAAGCGAAGGTTAAGGGCCTGAGTTGGGTAATTGCGCTCTTCTTGGAAGCGAGCGTAAGCCTCATCAAGCTGGCGCTGTGCCAAATCCTGACGAGCCTGACCAACAGCTCCCATAGTAGCAACATCAGTAAGTGCAGCTCTTTGAGCAAGTCCGCCAAGATTAGCCAATCCCTGACCACCTTGCAGACGAAGACCAGCAGCCTGAAGGCCAGCAGCTTGGTTAGCCAATGCAGCTTGTTGAGCGCGAGCCTGATCAGCAGCGATAGCCTGCTGTGCCTGACCATAACTCTGAGCCTGCAACTGAGCAGTCAAATCTCCAATGCCACGCGCTGCTTCAGCAGCAGCAACGCCTTCCTGAATGCCCTGACGCGAACCACCAAAGGCTCCAGCACGGGCTGCCTGAGAAGCAATCTGATTCTGCTGCATCTGGAGCTGACGCATAGCAGCTTCTGAAGCTCGATTGATGACGTTCTCGGTATATGGATTCATATACTGAGACACATTTGCCTGAAGGAAAGAAGGCGCAGTTACATCAGTAGGAGCATACTGAGATACGCCGCCAATAGCCTGACCAGCCATGCCGTAAAGCGGCGCAGTCATGCCAACTGAGCTTTGAGCCAAGTTAAAAGCTGTTTCCTGCTCTGGAGTAAATGTAGCAGTTAGATTGCCGGGATAATTAACATAAGGACGCGCAGCGATTTCATTCGCAATGCGTAGATTTTCTTGACCAGCAGCCTCAACCCACTCAGGGATCTTCTGCTGCTGGACAGTTGTTTGTGTTCCACCACCGCCCTTGCCCATTTTAATCCTCCAATGGCAGCGCCATAGACACTGACCTGTTGGTCCAACCATACTTAGGCAGAATCTTCTGCCAGCCCCAGCGTCCGTTCATGGTCATAAAGGAACATCCGTGCTCCTTAGCAAAAGCGATAACTTGCGGGTGCATACTCATCGCTTCATCCATGTCACCGAACACTAAAAAACAATTTAGCCACTTTTTCTGCGGACCAACCAATATCTCGGTAACAACGCCCGCATTCTCAGTGAACCACCCCTGATACTTACCTTCCTTCAATCCAAGATAAATGTCACCAACTGTATGCGTACCGCCGCCCAGTCTAAGTGCTTTTTCCATCTTAGTAAGGAGGAGAGCCTTGTTGTCCAAGTGGAACCGCCGCTGCTGTTAGTGTACCAGTGTTGCTTACAGTTACCTTCCAAACTGATCCGTCAGGTGCCTGCAAGAGAATACCATCGACCGCTTCAAACCTTGTCACAGACCTATTAGCCGCCTGAGAGAAAGTTGCAAAAGCGCGGTTAAAGTATCCAGCATCATAAGTAGCAGGAACGGGCGGAAAGGTCACATTCATCGACCGCCTCCACCCATAAATTCTATGCGCATTTCCCCAATACTCCAAGGTGCGTCTTCTGTAGCCGCAATCTTCATACGGAAGTCACGCCCAGAAACGCGGATATCTGTATATCCGTTTGACCTTGGATTATAAGGCCCAGATGTCGTTTCTGTACCTTCTGGAGTAAAGGAGGAGAATACAGTGATAGCAGTGCTATCGTAACCATAGCCGCTATCGGTAATAGCCTGCCTAAGATGACTAATCAGGTTTCCGTTTTGGATGTTGAGAGATGTTGTCTCAACCCAACGATCACCAGCCAAAGAAGCGCCAGCCGCTGTCCAGCCATCCTCATGGAAATAAAGGTCATTGTTTTCATCAGCGGCCATCGGATACTTCAAAACACCAGCCCCAACCGCTGCTGTTCTGGTCATCTCTCCAATCGTCCACCAGTCTTCAGCATAGTTGTAAACTACATACTTATCTGGGATATCCGATCCTTCAGATGGATACCAGAACCATGCTTCTGGGAATGTGCCGTTTTCAGCACCATTGGTATAGAGAATGCCCGTGTCTGGATCGACGTTTTCAAAGACATAAGAGCCTACATCACAGCGCAATGGACGCACTGTGCCACCGTCATAAATCCAGAACGATTCCTTACTCATCCAGATGCAGCGTCCAGCAGTCGTAGCAAAAGCACGAGGAGCAATCAGTCCGCATCCATAACCAATGCGAGTGATGCTGTAGATATATGGCAGGCCAATGTACTGCATCAGCCATGCTTCGTCTTCCGTCCAAATCAAGGTTCCTTCACGGACAGCGGCGCACATCGTGATCTTGCTTGATGTATCAAGATCAAGATATCCAGCAGTTGTGGTTACGTCTGTAAAGTCCCAATCCGCATAATCTTCACGGGATGACCATGCAACACGACGAGGATTGCCGCCTGCGCCAATCAAGACCGCATGACGTTCTGGTGTAACAATGACGCCGCGATTGTTTAGCGGTACAGCTGGGGTAATTGTTGCAGTTCCGCCAGTTCCAGACGCATCTGTTCCAGAGTTTGCGTAGGTGAATTGATTGCTTGCAGGAACACCTGTGATAGTAAATGTCCCGTTCATGGAACCGACACTTGTTCCAGCGATAACAATTTCATCACCGATAGTATATCCGTGATTGTAGTCTGTTGTGATAGTGATCACGTTGCTTGAACGCACTGCCGTATCAATCACATCATAACCAACAGCGTGAGCCTGATCCTCTCCATCTTGATAATGGAGAAGCCGACCATCGCTTGATGCAACGGCAAGAATGTCACCACCCCAGTTGTCGATTGTCCAACTGAATGACGGTATGAATGAAGATGAGACAGGACGCCAATCAGCAGTCGGCAGTGATGCGATACCACCAGTTGACGAGGCATTTGCTGCTGTCTGTGAATAGGTGAATGTAGTTGAGTTTGTAACAGTCACAGTAAACGTGCCGTTGAAGCTGCTATTAGCAACGCCAGCAATCATAACTGACATACCAGTTATGAATTTATTGGCTGTTGCTGTTGTGATCGTAACAACATTGGAGCTGCGCACAGCTGTTGAAATATCAACGCCAGCATAGTCCAGACCATAAAGAAGCTCACCGTAGTCACCAGCGCCATAGCCGCCAGTTTCACCCGCTTCAGCGCTTACAAAGTCATCAGGCGTGATGTCGTCGTAAGTTGAGCCACGAAGAGCATAAAGTTTGGCGTCACAACCAACTGCCGTGACCAAAGCATCAAGCTGTGTGGTCCACGGAAAAAGGATGCGCGGTGTGCTTGCAAGAGGTGACGATGTGATGCGCTGCCAACCACCAACAGGCAGCAGCTTTCCAGCACGCCAACGGATCAGGTTGGCATCCCAATAACGACCTTTCACCTGCAACGGTGTTGCCGTCTTCAAAACACCCGGTGGAATGTTGATTGGAGCCAGCGGCATAGTTATCCCTCAGAAGTCCATCATTTATACCACATAATAGGCTTCAAGCCATGCCCTTAGCCTTTTCTTCGACTTCTGCGACCCTTCGAGTCCAGCCCTTTCCGAACACATCAAATGTTGGAAGTGCCTTCAAGAAGTCCATTCGCATACCGCAAAGAGCGTCAACAACTTCTTCTGAGGGGGATTCTTTAATAGCTGCTAATGTCTTCGGGCCAATTACCCCATCAACAGGGACTCCAGCAATTTGCTGTAGGTATTTAGCAGCACGAGCCGGACCTGAGTTCACAGCCAGATCATAGGCTGCATAATCCACTCCAGACGGCAGATCATCACCCTTAATCTTGTCCCAATACTTAGCTTTATAGAAGGGCTTTACAATTTCAGCCGTCAGAGACCGCATCTCAGCCTCGTCTGCCTGCTGACCTATGTATTCTTCCCAAGCTCGCTTAGTGACGCCAAGATTGGTCATGCCGCCGGGGTCACGCGGATGATTTACAAAGCCACCCTCATGCTTCAAAACAGCCTTAAAAGCGTTATCCCAGTTTTCTTTTGCCATCTTACTTATCCTTAGCGATCAGGCTGTTCTTTTCTTTAGAACCAGCACTTGAGCCATAGTAAAAGTTTACAACCCCAGTCCATGCTGTGCCCAAAGCACCAAGCATCATCAGAAGGGCTTCAGTTCCTGTCTGAGGCATTCCATTCATCAGCATCCAAACAAGGATGCCAAAGAAACCGACTGTAATCAGGAAGGCCAGCATACGCGGAACCCAGTCCTGAGTGGCCGTCTGCATTTTACGGGCACTGTCGCGGTCGCCAGCGGCAATACGCTCCAGATCAATGTCGAGTTCCTTCATGCGAACCTTAAAATCCGCATCAATTTGCTTGAGCTGGGCCAATGTTTCTGGCGAGGCATTTTCTAAAGCCACCTTCACATCATCCTCAGAGCCATTTTCATGGCCCAAAAGCACGTTGGAAAGCGTCTTAACAGCCATCCCAGCCAAAGGGCCACCGAGAGCCGTGGCAAGAGTAGGAGCTACCTGACCAAGCAGAGGGCCGAATGTTTTTAGAAGGTCCATTTAATCCCCCTACATAGCTAGAGCGACCAGAAAAACACCAACAATGATGAAGATAACACTACCACCAATGGTGCAGATTATCATCATCTCACGCTGAAACTCTTCCGCTTCTTTGGCCGCTCTTTCACGAGCTGCCTTCTGTTCTTTTTGGATGCGAGTGAGTTCGCGTTCAACTTCCTGCCACCCTGCGATACCATACGTGGCAACAAACTCGTTTTTGACCTGAGCAAACCACTCTTCTGCCTGTTTACGTTTGACAACAATGTCCATTGCCATTTCTTCGGCAGAGACTTTGCTGAACATTTTAGGCTTAGGCGGGTCGGACGAAAGCTTTGTAAGGCTAGTGACAGAGCCATAAAGCTTGGCAATGTCGCCAGCCATGCCCTGTATTTCTTTTCCGACCTTGATGCCTGTTTTAATAGCTTCATAAGCAGTCTTAGCAGCCCCAAAGATCAGGGCAATAGATGCGGGGTCCATATTCGTTCACCTCGTCATCTCCCCTGATGCCTGCGGCTTAGTTCTTGTCAGCTTTGTTTTCCAACTTGTCGTAGATACGTTGGAACATCTGCTCGATGTGCTCCATACGTTTGTCTAAATCAACCCTCTGCGCATATTCCTTTGGAAGATTAACCTCCAAGTCATGCAAGTCGCGGCGCAGCTCCTTCACCGCGCCCCACATTTCACGGGCAAGCCAGCCAATAACAGCAAAGCCTGTTGCGACGGATAGGTTGATGATGGATTGCATATCCATAACAGATCATTCCTATGCTTCAGGAACAAGAACCCAAGACTGGGTTGCTTCATCCCACTGATACTGCTTTCCATCGTTCGGATATGGAACAGGCGGCTCCCACTGATAAGTATTTGTGTTCAGCAGCCACGATGGATAAGGCTTCGGAGGAATGAACGCGCCCGCTGTTGCGTCAAACAGATAGCCGATTCCAGCATAGTTATAACGGAAACTGGCATTGTATGATGTTTGAGCCCAATTTGTATCTTGCCCAAACAACGACTTGCAGAATGCAACACCAACAGGTTCGCTTTCTGGAAAAGGCAAGTTGTTGATCGTATCGTTTCCAACGACGATCACCTGAAGCACGATGTTGTTTTCGTCTAGTTGCGCAAAGTGTGCCATATTTCACCCTAGAAAGTTATGCTGCCAGAACCAGTCCACTTATAAATGCGATACCCACCAGATGTTGTAACAGTTGGTGATCCAGTGGTTGAAGTAGCAGCAGCATAACTGTCTGAATAACGAATAATAACAACGCCTGATCCACCTGAACCGCCGCCATATCCCCAACCACCTGCACCGCCGCCGCCGCCGCCGTAATTTGCTAATGCGGCATTCCCTCCGGGATTGCCTTCAGGGTCATATTCTCCGCCATTGCCACCGTTTGTACCGGCAAAACCATTACCCCCAGCACCGCCGCCACTTCCATACACAGCAGATGTACCAGAAATTGATGTTGTCCCACCCTGACCGCCATACCCACCTTCATTAGCTACGCCAGTTGTTCCAGCCGCTGTATACCCACCACCGCCGCCGCCGCTGTTTACGTTTCCTGCGGAACCTCCGTTATTACCTTGACCAGAAGTTCCAGCGCCTCCTGAAGTATTTTTAGAACCGCCGCCGCCGCCAGATCCACCGCTGCTTCCTGACGCGCCTGTGCCGCCGTTGCTGGACTTGCCCCCCCCACCACCACCAGTTGATGTGATGGAACTAAAAACTGAATTACTTCCGTTTGAACCACTAGCATTAAGTGAGCCTCCGCTACCGCCTGCACCAACTGTAACAGTAATCGCAGACCCGGCAGTTACAGAAAAATTATTTGCTGTTTTGTAGCCGCCGCCACCACCGCCACCAGCGCCAAAAGCATTTCCAAGTGAACCGCCACCGCCACCGCCACCAGCGACAACAAGATACTCCACAGTTGGTGTCACACCAACGCCTGCTGAACCAAGTAACATCGCATAAGCAGTCATCAGCTTACTCCACCGCCAGTGATGACGAAGGTGTTAGATGCAACGCAAAGTAACGTGCAAAGTCCATATTGCGCCAGTGTGCGGTTTCCAGTGTTTGCAGTTCCAACCTGACGAATTGTCACAGACGTACCCTGTGTAATCGTCTGATTACTGCCGCTGTTGTTGTAGATTGTGATGGTGTCACCCGTGCTGAAGATGCCAGAGTTAACAGTCACACCGCCAGTTGTGATGCTGATATGTTTACCAGCATCACCCGCCACAAGAACATAAGCAGATGTCTGCGCATTCTGAGGAACACGACGAAGTTCACCCTTGCTGTCTGTGACAGTTGTAAATGTTCCTGCCGCTGCTGTTGTGCCGCCAATTACAGCATTGTCAATGGTGCCTCCGCTGATTGCAGGTGAAGTCAGCGTCTTATTTGTCAGCGTGTCAGTCGTTGCACGACCAACAAGCGTATCTGTGCTGGTAGGAAGCGTCAGTGTACCTGTATTGCTGATTGAGCTGATAACCGGAGTTGTCAGAGTTTTATTGGTCAACGTCTGCGTGCTGTCTGTATCAACCATCGTCTTACGGGCTGATCCAGTGCCAACTGTCAGAAGGTTATCATCGCTATCCCAAACAACGGAGCCATCTGTTGTCTGTGCAGGCGAAGCAGATGTTGGGACGACAAGCGTTCCTGTAATGCTGGCAGTACCAGCAACAGACAATGTCTTTCCGC